CTTTTAAAAAACGAAGTATATGAAAATTGTTCCGTCTGGCTTAGTTTCTTTTACAAATTCAATCTTCATATACTTCGTTTTTTAAAAGTTCAAGTTCTGCATTGTGTTCTACCCAACGAGTAAACGTGTAATCGTCATCTTCGTAATCGTAGTTTTTAGGCAATAAGGCAGGGTCATAAGGGTTTGTAGTACTCCTATCCCCGTCAATTAAGATGTTCCCGTATCGCTGATATTGGAACATTTGGTAGGTGGTTAAATGTGTCATTTTGTGTTTTGTTTACACAAATATACAACAATACACAATACAAAGTGCAAAACTATTAAAATATTTTAAAATTATTTTTGCAACAATGTTGCATTTGTACTTAGAAACGTACAAAATAACGTACAAAGTAAAGGTATAACTATACTAAAATTAGTATAAAGTAAAGCTAAAACTTGCCAAAGTCAGAAGTAAAATGCAGACAAAAGTAGTAGTATTACTACCTATAATAGCTTTTGGAAGTAAAGTTTGTCGCTACCCCCATAAGAATACTCTGGTAAGTAAAGCCTAAACCCACACGAGATTAAGTTATTAGCTGAAGGGAAGTTGTCTAAAGTTGTATATGTAATAGCTATATGGCAGAAAGTAGAAGCTGCTTTTAGCCTCGTTTTAATCATTCGTCTTTGTATGCCTTGCCCTCTATAATCTTTATGTACCCACGCCCTGTTGAAAATGCAAATGCCCTTAGAATAAATTGAGCCGCAATAAGCAACAATTCGGCTCATATCGTCAAGCATAACCCACCATTCACGATTGAATTGGAACTCGTCAGCGCAACCCTTAAAGTTTGGATTGGTGTAATCTAATTCCCTAAGTTGCTCGTAGGTATCTCTATCTAAGATGTTGCCGAAGCTAAATATCTTTTTGAGGCGCATTGTGTATCTGTTCAAGTTTGGTTAAATATAAAATCGCATCTTGTAGTTCCTGCTTCAAATGTGTTATCCATTCGCCTGTCGATAAATCTTCCCTGTCCATTGTGCAGTTGTACTTCTTTTTACCTACTTGCTCACGCCTACGCATATCTTCTATTACTGCTGCTAATATTTTACTATCCATTTATTTGTCGGTTTTGCTATGTATCTTAAAACAAGTTTTGCACTTGTATAATATTTTCTTTACTCCTGTTGCAGTTGTTCGCCTCATTTGTATAATCAAGTCATCGCTTCCACATTCAGGGCAAGAGCCTCTATCTTGTCCAAATATAACTCCGTAATGTGTTTTAGGTTCAATGTGGTTTTTAAGTGCGTTGAATACCTGCTCTAATAACACAACATCTTTTTGGCAGTACTTAATCATTTTAGCCATAGCCACTTTATCCTTATGTAAGACAATGTCTTTCCATAAACTATATTCGGTCTTTATCTTAGTGCCAATGCCTAAGTAGTCAGCTATGTAATTAAGCTTGTTGCTATTAAATCTAAACTTTTGCCTTGCTACTTTTAACGTATCAATAGTAACGTAAGAAGGGAACATCTCTATCTTATGAAACAAGCAGCGTGTTCTTATCCACGCTAAGTCGAACTTGTCGCCATTATGCCCTACTAATTCCGAAGCCGTGTTTGCTACTTCAATAAAACTTTGTAGCATCTTTTTATCGTTCTGTTTGCTATCCCATTGTAAAAAGTAAACTTCCTTCTCATCTTCCCACTTGTAACAAATACAAATGATAGCACGTTCTTGTATTATGCTTTCGGTAGAGATATTTAATTTAAATCCAGAAGTCCAAAAGAAACCAAGATTTGGGCTGACTTCCACATCGAAAAAGAGGCGTTTGCGTTTTGATTTTAGCATTATTTATTTTTTGCTGAATTTATCTATTGTGGTGTAACCCATAGCAAATAGCGTAAGATACAAGACGGCATCTACCAGCTTATCGCTTGGGTTAATTTTTAAGATTATGTTTAAGAACAAAGAAATAAAAAGACAAACGCTGCCAAGCATAGCTACTACTCTTTTGTGGCTAATACTGTTGCTTTCGTCTGATAATAAGTTTACTAATATAGTTCTAAAGTTGCTCATATAGTTTAGCCTCAGCCTCTCTCCGCCTCACTAACCCTTTAAGCACAACATTGTTTGCTCTTGTCCACTTCATAAATTCAGCCCTAATAGAAGGGTCTTTAGGGTTTGCGTTTACCTTTCTAAGTAAAGTGCTTCTCCTAAAATTCCCCATACCTACATTAAAAGCAAACGAAACAATCGCAGAAAAATTGTTTGCCGTTACATTTGATTTTACAAGCACATCTACGCCTTTTGCAAAGTCATCTACTATTGCGTTAAAGTAATCTTCTGCCTGTTGCTGCGTAATTACATCGCCCTCTTTTACTTTCGTTCCGTCAGGGTAAAAAGTCAAACCCCAAGAAATAGTCCATAAACCAGCAGGGCATTTGTACGCCTTTAATTTGCAGCCTTCGAACTGCTTTATTAAATCTCTACCTGCTTTGTTTACTTCCATAATCTATTCCAATAAGCTAAAATTAACACAATCGCTATTATTAGACCGATTAGAGCCTTCCAAAAGTTATTTGCAGTACTTACCTTGTTTTTATCTACAATCGAAATTTGGGTACTTTCTGTGCGATTAAACGATATCGTGTCTTTTTTAACTAAGCTATTGTCGGTCTGCTTGTCTTTTGTCTGGTATACCCACTTAGTTACGATTTTGGGAACTACTATAATGCTATCCTTTGTAACACGGATTGTGTCATAGATAGTAACCTCTTTTGTAAATACTTGCTCTTTTTCTATAATCTTGGTTACGCTATCATAAAAAGTAAGATGCACGGAGTCAATCTTAGTTGTCCCCGTGCTATCAAATCTCTTTTCAAACTTCTTAACCGAAGCGCAAGACGTAAGTAATAAGGCTAAAAGTATTATTCTCATTTAAGTTTCTTAGTCATTTTCCAATAGTATCGAATAGCCATACCGCCTGAAACAATAGCAACCAAACTCGCCAACAATGTGAATAGTGGTTGAATACTTGTAATGCTTAATGTAGCACTTACTAAGGATACGATTGTTGATTGGTCTGCTTGGTTGTTATTTGCCATTATAGTTCTTCTTCTTCTTGTTTGTTAAATTCTATGCCAGTAGTCCAATCTTCTAAGAATGTGAAATCTTCTAAGCCGTTAGGATTGACTACGTTAATTATTTGAAAATCAAATTCTTTATCATTTAGCGCATCAATATCTTTGGTAAGCTTCTTGATACCTTCTTTTGAAAATTTGTAATTTCCTTTCTCATCAAGTAATAAGCAATCCTTATCGTCTGTCTGCGCATTGTCTAAACGCAAGATTTCAACTTCGGCTTGGTAGTCCTCGTGATGTTGTTTAACCTTCTCGTAAATTTTAACGAGCTTCTTTTGTGTTTTAGTTTCTTGACTACCGATTACGGCATTAAGGTTGCTCACTAATTGGAGCAGTTGTTTGTTTTTCATAGTTTGTTTTTGTTTGTAAAGATAATTGTGGATTGCTAAACGGCAAAGGTAAATTTACGATTGGTGGGTTTTTAAGGTTCTCAATCTGTGTAGCTAAGTTTTCATTCATAGCTTCTACGTTAAGACCTGCTTCTAACCACTCGCATACTTGCTCGTAAGTTAAATCTTCGTAAGCAGTAAAGTCGGTTTCCGAAGGAGTAGCACAAGCCATTGCTCCGTAAACTTCTGCGGTGTATTCTCCGTCTTTGCCTTCGTATCTCCAATGTACTGTTTTTACTACATCGGTTAAACCATCTTCGCTTGGTGCGGTGTCCATTTGGCTAATAAGCCATTTTGTTTCTAATGCCATTTTTAAGGTGTTGATGAATATAAATTAATATAATAAACTGTTCCGTCTACGTTTACAGGTAAATAACCACCTGAACTAAAAGCCTCTCCTGATTGTCTTGCCCCTATCTTGATTGCTGCTCTACCCCAACCCGTGTCTGGTTCTCCTGTCTTTATTGAGCCTGTTGCTATTTCAACATTCCCCCCCGAAGTTATGCGCATTGCCTCATTTTGAGCGCCTGATGAGTTTGTTGGGGTCAATGTTAAATCAGTATTAATTCCAGTACCACCCCAAGTAGCCAATAAATCTACTCTGCCTGTTCCTGCTCTTACTGCTAATCCATTTTGATTTGTAGAATTATCTTCAAAATAAACAACAGAAGTTAAAGTTCCAGTTGAAGCACCTCTTACATGTAATCTTGTTGCAGGTGTTGCAGTACCGATGCCCACTAAACCGCCACTTGTTATGCGCATACGCTCTGTATCATTAGAACCAAATAGTAATGCTCCGCCTGTTCTTGCATAAAGCAAGTAGTTATCTCCGCTTGGATATTGATAATAATTTCCGTGATAAAGAATACCGCTAGCATATTGTAAATAGTTACCACCTGTTGTAAAACTAAATGAACCATTTACGTCTAATTTATATGAAGGATTTGTAAGGCCTATTCCTACGTTACCGCCATTAGGAGCAATAGCAATATTCTTCCAAGAACTTGTACTATAATCATAAGATTCTAATCTACCACCATAGCTTTCATAAGACATAAAGATACCTGCACCGCTATACCCTTGTAAAGTTCCTTGTGCTACAAAATTATTTCCTGCTCTTACACTACTTGAGAATGTAGCTGCTCCTGTAGAGGCTATGGTAAGTCTTGATGTACCCGCAGAAATTGGATTGCCATCTTTAGCATTACTTTGCATTATATGGAAATCACCAAATGCAACTTGGTTTGTAGCTATCCCCCAGTTCCTATTTCTTGCATCATTAAAAGTATTGTAAAAACCTATTACTGTTCCATTACTTGCACTTGCAGATAATGACAATAAATGATTAGGGCTACTTGTACCTATACCTACGTTACCTGCTCCATTCATAGTCATAACTGTTACTTGACTATTTGAACCATTTGCAACTCTAAAATCTAAAGCATTTAAACTTACAGGGGAACTTGAAAAATTTGAAGCTACTATACTATGCTTAAATGCAGTATTTATATTTAAAACAAAATCCATCTGCGGAGTAGAGCTTAAAGAAGTATATGTCGTTGCCGTTACACTACTTGAGAATGTAGCTGCTCCTGTAGAGGCTATGCGTAATTGTTCTGTTAAAACATCGCCATTAGCTCTTGTTCTAAAAGATAAGTAACTTGCATAATTCCCTGATGTGCTATTTTCTTTTCTGCCATTTATAGTGGCAAAAGTTACACCTGTATTAACTCCGTCATTTCCTGCGAAACCAAGCCCTGCGCCTACATTTATACCACCTGCACTTGTATCTCTTAGTAACATTACTATATTAGAAGAACCACTACCTGTACTTGTAGTTGCACCTGCACCAACAACATTCATACGAACATTGTAAGTTGATGTGTCGCCTACCATTAAATTACCACTCGCATCTAACGTCATTGCTTGGGTAAAGGATATAGCGTTACCTGCCGTTCCTGATGGAGCATTGTACCAAATATGCTCACCATTAGTATTTTGATACAAACTTGCAGAACCATTGTATTTGTATATATTATTTGTACCATTAAAAAATGAATTGGCAAATAATTCAATACCATTTGTATCTGTTCTAAAACCAATGGCTGATGAATTATTACTATCTCCACCTTCTATAACTTTATAGAATGAAGCCCCCCACGCACTCGGTGTAACTCCTAATCCTAAATTGCCTTTGTAATCTAATGTTAAAGTTCTTAGCCACCCACCATTATATGTATAGAAATCAACTCCTTGATAACCAGATATAACTCCCGATTGTCTTGTTCCATCTCCACCTATACTTAGTCCATATCCACTTACTGCTGCATTTATATTTACATAAGCAGTAGTACCTGTTAAATTAGCTCCTGATGTTTGTACATTCAATCCTGTTACATTCATCGTAGTACCACCAATAGCAACTGATGTTCCATTATCATATACTAAGCTATTCCCTATTGTACTTGTACCTGTAAACTTAGGTAGGTAGTTAGTTGTACCTGTACCCGTTACTGGATTGGTTAAAGCACTTTGCTTGTTGTTAAACGTAGTCCAATCGGTAGAAGATAAAGCACCCGTTGTAGAACCTGATGCTAAAGCTAAACTTAATACCTGAGTAGATAAGCTAAGTCCATTAGCCGTACCTATTGTTACTGCGTTATGTCTTGCTGCTGTGTTCGCTGCCACATCTGTATTAGCACTTACTCTTGCCTCGGTGTAGTAAAGGTTTGTTCCTTCTGCGATATTACTTGTTGTTAAAGTTACCGCACCCGTTAAGCCGTTTACACTTGATACACCCGTAGTTAAAGCACCGATATTTCCGTTTAACTTTTGTATCGCACTTAAGATGCTATCACTTGAAGTTATCGTTCCTGCTCCGCTTGTGTAACCCGTTAAGGTACTTGCAATAGCACGAGCATTCGTAAAATAAAGGTTTGTATTTTCAGTTACTTGTGCAGTTGTATAATCGCCACTTGTTGCCACTACCGCTCCCGTTCTACCGAAAACAGAAGTAACCGCATCAGTATTTATATCAGTCCAACTTGCAGTTAAGGTGCTTCCGTCTTGCTTTGTTAGTGTTAATGTTTTAGTAGTAGTTCCACTTACAGATGCAGCCGTTAAGCTTCTATCGTATGCCGTATCCCAAGTAGTTTGCTTTGCGGTTGTAGGTAAACTATAACCACTCGCAAAACTTAAAGCTAAAGTTCCACTTGATGTTACAGGACTTCCGCTTACGCTAAAGCCTGTTGGTGCAGATAAGCCAACCGATGTTACAGTTCCTACAAATTGGTCTGCATATTGCGGAATATTTAAAACACCCGTTGTATTATTGTATGTAGCTGCTCCGCTTGTTCCTGTTGTGGTTAAGCTTATAGCTGCCCTTGCCAAAGCATCGGTATATTGCGTAATAGTAGAAGCAATTACTCCCGTTGTGTTATTATAGCTTATCCCTGCACCTGCACTTAAAGAAGCAAGTGTAATATAGTTTGCTCCGTTAGTTAATTGGTTTGTGTTTGTAGGAATAGTAATAACACCCGTTGTAGAATTGTAAGCACCACTACCTGCCGTAAAACTTAACGCTGCACGACTACGAGCATCGGTGTAATATAAATTACTTCCTTCTGCTATGTTTGAAGTTGTACCTGCAACCTTAGTCCATAAACTTGTGCTTGATACATATTGTAAAATATCTCCGTTGCTTGGGCTTTGAGCAGCTACGTTGTGAAGTTCGTCTAATTCGTAGCCGTTTTGTATTTTAACTTCTACAACCCCTTGTGTCGGGTGCGCCCTTACTACAATACCTACATAAACTAAGTGCTGAGGTGCGTAAGGTTTTGTACTTGTAAAAGTACCTGCCGTTGTAGGACTTAAATAAAGTTGAGTACCTTCTGTGTATGCTTGTGTATCTAAATCGCTTATGCGACCTGCAACCACTACATAGCCGTTGTTATTATTTGTAATATCGTTTCGTACTATGCCATAAGTTTGAGCTGATGTGCTATCGCCTGTCGCTAAAGCCTTAGTAATCGTTGGTAAGTTACCTTGACCGCCATTGATATAAACAACAGTTCCCTTTGTTAAAGTAGCTCCTGTTTTATTGTAAACCTCAGTAATTAAGTTTTGTGCTTCATTAATTACTCCAGGAAACGTAACTAAGTTACCTGCTCCGTTTATGTATTGAGTGCTATTACCTGCAAAGCCTATGTTAATAGTTCCGCTTGTAGTTACAGGACTTCCCGTAATTGCTAAGGCATCTCCGCTTCTTGATACCGCTACGCTTGTAACTGTACCAACCGCACCGCTTGAACGCTGCCAAATAGTACCGCTATAAATAACATAATCGCCCACCGCAAAAGTCAAAGGACCAGCACCAAAGTTTACTGTTCCTGCTACGTTACAAATATAAACATCTCCCGTGTCGCCCGTTCCGTTCGCTAAAGTAGGGGTGTTAGTTGCTGCGTTCCAAGTTCCTTTATATTCCATAATAGAACTCGGTAGCTGACTGATAGGAACTTTCCCTTGATTATCCAAAGAAGCATAACCATTAGCGTTGCCCTTTTCACTTCTTAATTGGTAAGTATCTAATAAAGCTTGTGAAGGAAACACCTCAACATAAGCCGAACCACTCCATAAATAAAGTTTCTGGGTGTCTTTAGCACAATAGATAACGTTAATATCGCCAACCGCAGGAAACCCTGCAAGGTTACTATAAAACGAAACCGCACCGCTAAATATCGCCCCTAATTGAGCAAGTGTAATCTTCTTACTTACTCCTGTTGTCGGGTCGCCTATAATAGTTAAATCGGTACTAACTGGTGCTAACTCGGTCGCTAATTGGTTAATCTTTTTTCCTATCATCTTAGTATTGGTATATTGATGGCACTTGGCATCTATCGTTTAAGTAAGGTAATTCCATTGTAATATCTATCTTAACTCCTGCAAGATAGTCAGGGTCGCTCTCGGTAAAGTAAGTCAATGGTGCAGTATCGCCAATATCCCAAATCGCTTTAGGATAACGTAACTGCGCAACTATGTCTTGACCTACTAAAGTCATATCGCTAAGAACTTCGGTTTCGTTTGTTTCTTCCATTAACATTCTGTCCATAAAATAAAGGCTAAAATTATAAGTAATATTTTTAGCGTTTATAGTAGCACCTGTTAAAGTGTAGAACATAGCAGGGTAAGTAACCTCGCCATTGCTTAAACGTTCCCACACATCGCCGAAGTAAACAAAGTTAATTTGTTCGTGGTCGCTTCCGAGTGTTGTTATTTGTTTGACTATTTGGTTTAACGTCAGGCTCATTCTTAATTTTTTCTAAATAAACACGAAGCTTATTTTGGTTTTTTATTGTTGTTACTTTGCTCATATTTAACAAGTGCTACACCCTTTGTCTCCTTGATATAGTTCCTCGAAGCTTTTACCTGCGCAGCAATCAAAATCGCCTAACCAAATACTCGTTGTATAAGCATCGTTCTCAGGGTGTATTGCATCAATGCCACTTCCAGGATTAAGGTACTCAGGATAAAGTGTTGAATATTCTTTTAAATATTTAATCATTCTTTGCTTATAGAACTCCGCACGAGCCTTGTATCTATTCGCCACGTCAATCATATCCTGCATAGAAGGGTTCTCGGTATTCTCGCCACTCTTTCTTAATAAGCCTTTATTGTAGAACTGATAAGACAAGCCCATTGGCAATTCACTAAGTACATAATGCACCAAAGTATCTGCTAAGTATTGGTCTAATAAGATAACCTCGTTTGCGTTCAAGTTGTTTGCCGTAATACCTGCTTGAAGTCGGTTGTATAAAGCACTTCCAAGCGCAGGTAAGATGTACATATCTTGTGCGGTCTTAATCTCAGGCAATACAAGTTTTTCGTCTACGTTAGCGTGTAAGCCAGACCTGTCTTTAATATTCTGTACGCTTATGAATAATGTGTTTAAGCTCATTTCTTATTTTTTTCTCGTTACTACGTTTGTTTTCCACTCGTGCCTACAACTTGGAGAATGGGTATTAGTTCCAGGCTTTTTGTACCAACCGCCACCTCTATTCCATACGCTATAACCAAGCCTTGCACTCATTGATTCAATCTCGCTACGGCTATACATCTTCTTAGCATCTAATAAGTGTACGCAGAATGGTCTGCTTGTACCTTTGTTAGCATTACTAAAGCCTGACTTCCACTCGTAAGAATAACGAATTAATATTTCTGTTGTTGTAGGTTTTACTGCACCAACTGTTACACCTAATGGCTTTACTAATTCTCTCTCTATAATTACATTTGAATTATCGCCCTTGCCTATTGTTTTAGAAATAGTTTTAATGATGTTTCTTTCTTCTAAACTTTTTAGGATAGCAACAATTTCAGGTATAGTAACCTTTAAAACATCGGCTAAAACATCGGTTGTAATATTCTTTTGTTTGCTGATTTGGTCTAATACGTTTGCTTCTAATTGGTTTACATCGGCAAATGTTTGATAATCGTCATCATCACTAAATCTTGTCTTACTTTTAAATATTTGAAATTGCTCTCTATCTTCTCCAAACTCATAGAATATCTTGTAGTCATCTTCGCTAAACTCTAACTCTTCAGAACCTAACCAAGTAGCAACTTCTTCATCGCTTAAAGCATATCCACCCTTTAACATAGAACTTGCTTGTTCTCTTGTTATCTTGCCCTTGTTGAAATCTCTAATAATACGCTGCATATTTTGCCACTCTCTACCTTTTAAGCCTTTAATATGCTCATTCACGCTTAAAGGACTTGCTGCCATTGGTTGTTCACTTTCAATAGGCAATCCGTATTTAGTAGGGTCAATACCAAGCTTCTCTAATATCCATTCTTTAGGTGCTACTTCTTTAATTACGCTTTCGCTAAAGTCAATACCGATTGGGTCTACTGGTTGAAGCTTTAACTCTTCGGTAACTCCTGCATATTGACCTAACATATTAAATACGCCTTCGATTTGCATTTGCTTATATCTAACATAAGTGTTGTTAAATATCTCGTAGCTATCTCGCATCTGTTGGCGGTTGCCTAATTGACCAGGCACGGCAATACCAAACAAGTCAGGGCTTGTAATTTGGTGTCCGCTAAATATGTTAGTTTGTATTAACTCGTCTACTCTACCAAAGTCCTCTTTAGTTAAATCACTTGCACCTAAATCATCTACAATAGGCTTACGAGCTGCATCGTTTACAAAAGCAAGTAAATACTTCTTGCCGTCTGCACCCGTGTACATATTGTCGAACTGCTTACTAACAAGGCGTTTTTCTTCAGGACTTGGTTCTCCGTTTGGTAAAGTAATAAGTTTACTTGCAGAAAACCCTGTTTGTGCATTTCCTAAAACGTGTTTACTTACCTCAACATCACTTTCGATATAGTTAAGTGCGCCAAAATAACCAGGAAGGCTATAAACATTCATTCCAGGGCGATACTCCTTAACGTAAAGTATTTGCACACCTTGTGGGTTAGCAGGGTTGAACGCATTGTAAATTTCAGCTTTTTCTTGGTTGCGTGTAAGCTTCCAATCGTCTTTATACCAAAACTGAGTATTGTCTTTATTGGTTCTAATCTTTGTATAATCACAATGCCATAACTCAGCTACTTGACCGCCCATTACACTCCAAATAACTTGGATATAAGCACCACCAAATAGTTCTAAATCTAAAGCAACCTTTTTAGTAAGGTCATTAAGGGTTTCTTCTCTATTAACCTTCTTAACTATATCTTGCTCTCCTGCCCAACCATTGCCGACAATGTAATTAACCTTGCCTCTAATGATAGCATTGTGCTTTGCAGATTTGTTAAATAGGTCTAATAGATATTGCGGATAGTCATTATTTTGACCATACTGCATATAACCCTCGCCTTTTTTCTCTTTATATTCTGGTTGCTTTGCTTCCGCAAATGTCAATACTTGTATTTCCATTATTGTCTAATTGTGAATGTGCTTGTTGTTTCGTATTCTGTGAATGATATAGTTGTGCCTTCAAGTTCCATAATGCCACTTTCGAGCAGGTTTAAGCCTGTCGGGTTTGTGTTGGTAGTACTTGTTTGCTCATAAATAGTATAGGTGTATTGCCCGTTTAAAGCCGTATTAAAGTAGGTATTAACTACAATAGTGAACTCATTGTACCTTTCCTTGTAAGCACTAATATCGGTATTGTTTAGCTTGACAAATTTGATGTCCGTGTTTGTGCTTCTATTCTCGAAAACAAATAGATAGTTAGGACTTGTTAAAAGCTGCTTTTCAGTCAAGGTAAGTATTATATTTTGGGTTTGCCCCTTAGTTAATCTTATCACAACTATAAATATAAACTATTGCGATTGTTTGCAAAATAAAAAACCCCCGAACAATTAAGTCCGAGGGCATCTATATACAAAACCAAAACAACCTAAGAACCTGCGGTGGTTAATTGACCTGCCACAGTTGAGTTTACTTCTGGAGCAAGGGCTGGCTCTGCACCTGTAAAGGTAAGAGTGTAACCGCTTCTGTCTCCTTCAGCCGTACCTGTACCTGCGCTACCGCCTGTAAGGTCTAAGCCTCTTTGTTTTCCTAAGTACCAGTATTTGCCATTGTTATCTTTGGCAACCGCTACTAAAGTGTTTTGAGCCAACAACAAGATTTCGTTTCTTGTGTTAGCTTGTAATTTGTTTAATACGATAGTTAATTCAGGAGCGTAGAAGATAGTTCCGTTTTGTACGTTTGCATTAACATTCTCAACTAATTGAGAAGTGCCTTTTACAAGTTCGTACTTGAAGAACTTCTTACCAGATGCTTTTACTAAAGCGGTAATTACACCACTTGCTTCTGTTGTAGAAGTAACATCTGCTGCTGCCATAAAATAAACTTCGGTTATACCACCTAAACTGTCTTTGCAGTCAAGGGTATAATTTTGAGTTAAAGCACAAGCCATTGTTATTGAATTAAATTAGTTTGAAAAAATGGGTAGGTGTATTTCAACCTACCCTATAAATTATGCAAGGATAAACTTCACTACTTCGTCAGGGAAGGCGATGTTTACACCCATCTTAAACTCAGATACGAAACGTACTTGGTCAGCTTCTTTAGCATAGAAAATTTCAAACTTCTCTTCTTCGTTCAATAAGTCAGTACCTAAGAACATATTGCTTAAACGCATAGCGTAAACTTTGTTAGTTCCGTTAAGACCTGCAACTGCTACAACTTTAATTGTAGTACCAGGAAGTACGAATTCGCTATCAGCTTTAACATCAATTTGGTAATTGAAAGAACCGCTATTTTTAAGAGCAATAGTGTAAGTTCTGAATAAATCTTGACCACAGAAGATAGTCATATCTTCAGCAGCTACAACTTGTGCAGGAATTGCTTGGTAAACACCATCAAAGATAGAGATTACGTTTGCAGAAGTGATAGAGCTTAAAGGAGCGCCAGAGATAAAGGTAGAAGCGTTTGCAGCTACAACACCTGAAGCAGCGTTTATTAATTTTACAAGCCCGTCAAAGCGGTTAAGGTTAACATTGACACTTGAGGTGTCGCCTTGCCATAACGCAGTTTCTAATTGAGCAGCGATTGTTTTAGCTTTCTTTTCAGAATACTCTTGCTCAAAAGGAATAGAGTCATAATAAGACCCTGTTGGCAAAGATTTTTGAAGGTACTTTGCCTCTAAATCCTTCGGGCATAAAGCTTCGTTTACTTTAATTTTACCAGGAGTTACAGTACGTTGAGTAAAAGTTGTAGAGCCAGAAGCATTAAAACCGCAAGATGCACCATCTTGAAAGATAGCATCAGTTTGCATTATATTAATCTTCTCAGAGCTTTTAACTCCAACCATAATTCCACCAGCGCTCTTAATAAGAGACGCAGTTTTTGCACCCAATACAGATGAAGTTACAAGTAGAGCTTCGTTTTCTTTTGTATAGTTTGCTAATGCAGATACATCAAATCCCATTTTATTTTATTTTTATTTGTTTAATAAAGCGTTTCTATATTTTTCAATTCTATCGTACTTCATATCTTTTGTAGTTACGTTAGAACCGAATGTTTGTTTTGGTTGCGCAATAGGTTCAGCGTTAGGTGTCTTAGTAAGTGCTTCTATAAGTTCAGCTACTTGACTAAAGCCATTCTTAACTTTTGCCTCTAATTGTGCTACTTGTGTTTTAAGATTTTCGTTTTCAGAAACTAAAGCAGCGATTTCGTCAGCCATTTTCTCGTCCATCTTTTTACCCATTTCAGCAGGAGTTTCGTCAGCGATTTCTGCTTCTGCTTCTGGAGTTTCGATAGAGATAATCTTAGCGTTTTCGTCTAACTCGATTTTAGTTCCGTCTGCTAATTGGTGTTCGCCCATTGGTGCAGGACTTCCGTCTGCTAATGTAACTTGACCACCGATAGCAAGTTCGCTAATCATAACCTTTGTACCATCTAAAAGGCTATATTCTGCGAATGTAACAGGTACTTCTTCGATTGGTGCTTCAATAGGTGCAGGGGCATCTACCATTGGCATATCTTCGAATAAAGCCCTAATTTGCATAATTGCATCTTTTGCGTTCATCATTCTTTTTGTTTAAATATTAATAAAAGATTTTGTTTATCATTTAACTCGTTGCAATATTTCCTTTATTGCATTCATAAGTTCTTGTTCTTTGCTTGGCTTTGTCTTATAGGTAAACAACCCCTCAACACTAAAGCCTTTGAATTTACCCTCTTTAACATCGTTCCACACGCCTTCATTGTCTACTTTGAACGAGCCAAACCACGAGCCATCAGGTGCATCTTCAAAACCTTTCATAGGTAAGATGCCACGGCTTTCGTCTGTAATAAAGCTTTCAAACATAGTAACACCTTCTACCTGTTGGTCAGGCGAGTGCATTAAGTTTACGTTTGACTGGTAGCCTCTTTTGAAAAACTTTTGAGCAATCTTAAAAATAGTATCTTTACTAAAGACCACATAATAATCCCCGTAAGTAGCATCGCTGCGAAAAATAGGTACATCAGCCAACATAAGAGGTCCAGAAATAATACGCTTATCTTCGCTAACCACTTCAAAGCGTTGTTGGTTTTTAAAGGCATTCCAATTCTTTTGAATAGCAGGTCTATCTACGAGTGCCACATAATCAACCTCGGCATCGTCATTCATATCCTCGCTAATGTCTAATAAATAAATAGGTAAGTCCATATTCGTAAATATTAAGTGTTTTAAATTGTTATCATTTAACCGAACCTTGCTCTTTGCTTGATAGCTGCAATACGTTGCTGATTGTTTGTAACATCGCTTTCTACAACATAGCTTCTCACGGCTTGGTTACCAAGTGCATTAATAGATTGGCTATCTAATGTAGTTGTTTGTGCTTGTGGTTGTGGTGGTGCAACGGGAGCAGAAGCATTTAAGCTTGGGGTACTTCCGCTACTTCCACCAGGAACTCCTGGCAATGGTGTACTAATAATCTTCTTTACGCTTAGTAAACCTTGTGCGATTGTGCTACCTGCCGCCACGAAGTTAAAAGGAAATGGTACATCTTTTAAGGCTCTTGTCGCACCCGTATAAGTATTCATTACGGCTTGTGCAATACTAAGTGCCTTACCTGCCGCCGACTCTTTACCTACTATCTCAATGGCAGTATTAATACCCGTGTTAAGTATTGCTAACTTTTGGTCTTGCACCGCTCTTTCTATTGCAATTCTACCCGTTGCGGTTTGTTTATCAAAGGCTTCTAATTCGGCAGCCGTTGCTTTTCTTGCTACCATATCCTTCCTTTCCAATTCTCTTCTTTTATCGTATAAGTCAAATTGGTCTTGGAATGTAGCCTCGCCTAAAGCCTTATTTAATTCATAGTCAGCTTGTGCTAATGCAATACTATCTGCTCTAAACTTAGCTTCTTTATCTAATTTAGCTTGTAATATAGCAGCATCTAAGGTAGTAATTTGATTATTTATTTCTGCTTTCTTTTCAGCAAAAGCAATTTCTGCATCTGCTCTGGCTTGTGTACCTGCTTTAGTATTGTTAATATTATCTTGTAACCTTTTTAATTCTAATGCAGCTTCTTCTTCAGCTATTTGCTTTTTAGTAGTTTGTTTTAATACTTCGTCTTTGATTAAATCAGCATTAATTTTTCTTTGGTCAAGTGCTATTTTGTTTGCACTTGCTGCAAGTGAAGCATCAATAGCAATTTTTTCCTTACTTAATGCTACTGCATTAGCTAATTGTTCCGACCTTAAACCTGCTACCTGTGCTTCTACCGCAGCTACTTCATTTTGTGCTTCAATTAATGCGGCTTGTAATTCTACACTTGATTTGTTTTGTGCAAGTTCGGCAGCAGCAGCAGCTACTCTTGTTTGTGCAAGTTTCTTTTGTGCCTTCTCTTGTTCGTCTAAAACTTTAGCTAATTGATTATTAGCTGCAATCCTTTCGTCTACGCTTCTAAATTCGTCATCTCTAATTTGTCTTAACTGCTCGGCTTGTCTATCATACTTTTCTACAAGACCTGCTAATTGTGCAGCAGCAATCTTTGCACTATTTTGTAAAGCAATAGTCGCCTTTGCTTGTTCGTATACCGCAGCTACGTTAATCTTAGATGCCTTTTCTACTACACCGCTTACAACATTACCTACCGACTTTGCCGCTTCTCCAAAGTTATTGTAAATATCCTTACCTGCTTCTACCGCATTCTTTCCTGTATCTTTTAAACTATCCTTAGTTTTATTAATGTTCTCGGTAAGTTCCTTAATAACCTTTTGGTCTTTGTCTCCTAATGGCGACTTCTCCCAAGCAAGTTGTATCTCATTAATAACTAATTTAAGTCCGTCAAATGCTAACTTTAAAGGAGTAACGGCAAGAGTAAATACTCCACTTAATACTTTACCAAGTGCAGCAAAGCCATTTGTGTTCTTACCTACTTCCGATGTTACATCAATAAAGATGTCTATAAGCGTAGATATAATTGTAGAAATAGTATTGAATACCGCAGCTACGCTATCGGCTACCTTTTGGTTCTTACTAAGTGTTTCTTTAAAGAAATTAAAAGCACCTGCAATAACACTAACTACACCTAATGACTTAATGGTATTACCTAAAGTCGAAAAAGCACCTTGCCCTTGTTTAGCCGACTTGGTAGCCTCTTCGGTTTTGTCAGTAAGTTTATTTATATTCTTTTCCCCGTCTTTAGTATTTACGTTTATTTCGAGGTTAAATTTTTGAGTTTCTGCCATTAGTATTCTGTTTCTATTACTTTAAGAAATGATAGTTTAGTAGTGTTGTATTCCATTGGGTTAAAGTTTTCGACTTTGTTAAGCCTAAATAATACGCCGTCTATCCATATATACTTACTAAAATCTAAATTAAAAATATCTACAATATCTAATAAACCAAAGCACGTTAAAAGCTTACTATCCTTGCTTGTTATTTCAGCAATGTAAGGGCTATGATAAGCATTGAATACATTTGTTGTAGGGTATCTATTAGGGCTAAATTGTAGTTCTTTAGGTGCGCCAAAATTAATGTCATTAGTGGGGTTAATAGGGTCATCTAAATGTCCTGCGTAACCATAGCTTGTATATGTAGCCAAGTTAGTAGTTGTGTTCATAATATTCCAACTTGCTACACCAGTAATCTTTTTTGTTTGCATTATACGAATAATGCTATCCATTCTATCTTCTGCGCTATTTGTGTTTGACTTTTTGTAAATAGCAGGGAATACTTTGTCTTGTCCTGTTTGCTGAAACAATACAGATGCAGCAAATATAACTTCTAAGGTGTCAGTTTCTTTTACAAAGTCAAACTCAGTATCGTAAATAAAATCGCCATACCCTTCTGTGTACTTCTTGCGGTAGTTTTCCCCATAGAAATCATTATCAGCCTTGAACTTGTAGTTATAGTAACGAGCGTTAATCTCACTCATTGGCTTAATGCTTATAGGCTTTGCCCTATCTACTTTGTTAGTCCAATCTTCTGCCGTAGCTGATGTAAGAGGATAAAAGTCCACATACGGACTAATAACCAGTTCTTTGTCATTAAACTTATTCTCATAGACGTAAAGATTAAACATCTTAACAATGCTTAAAAAGAAATCAGTTTGAAATATACCTTTTGGGATTGTATCGTTTACCTTAATTGTTTCTCCTAAGTTTACTTGCACTTGTGTAGGGGTGCTTGTAGTTACACCTATCTCGCCTAAAGTTATATCAAGGATAATTCCGTTACCTAATATCTCAACTTGCATTGTGTCAGTATTAGCAAAGGTTACTCCGCTAACAGTGAACTCGCAATTCATAAAGTTACTTACACTTGCATCAAAATCTTGTCTGCCTATTTCTGCGTTATTCTTTTTAAGTATAACAGAAT